ATTGTACAAGTTATTCCAAAAGTTTGTAAAGTTGTACCCAAATTACCAAGTCCGGTGTTGGTATACACTTGAAAGAAAGTGCCGTCTTCTCCACCCGCTGCTTGATCGGGTCTGCTTATCCTAAGCGCTTCAGCATCTGCTTTCTTCGGCCGCGGGTCAATCTGGGGTTCTTTGGGCGACCATTGATCTGGACCGACTAATAAGCCGTTCCAGGTCATCTTCATGTCCTTAAGCTTGTATCGGAATCCTGTGATATCACAGATGCCATAAGCATTTTTATTCGATGCAAAAGCCATAACTAAGCCGTGTTATACCCACGGAAATCTGGTGCAATATGGAAAGAAGCCCGGTCCTCGTCTTGGCTCATAGCCCTTTGGAACTCTTCTTCATACAGAGACTTCAGCATCTGTACCTTTTCCGGCACTCGCTTCAGTGCGATGTAGTAAGCGAGCCCAGCCGCTAAACATGGATAGAACCGAAAGGGTACCTCCAGTGTATCCGCTCCGACATCAGCATCATCCATCCTAGTCAACACGTTGAGATGAACCACATAGGTGGAGCTTTTGTCGGGTGTTGGCCAAACAGAGATCGTGGGCGTGATTTGCTTATTGATAAAAAACTGGTTGGGTTTGCCGGTGGTGCTTTTTACTGCAATGTCCGCATAGTCGGATCGGGACAGGCGAGAAAGCGGAATGTCGTTTGACTTGCCGCCGATTGTCTCTCGGATGAAGGCATCGAGAACATCGATAGCGGCAGTGCCATTGGTCGAGTCCACATTGTAAGTCGCCGTGTCCTTGACCATCGCGATCGTTTTCTCTGCGATAGTCCACTGGTTTAGACCGCGGTTTGCCCATTCAGCCAACAGCAGATTCAAACTACGATTAGCAGACTTAAGATCATAGCCGGTCCTAAGCTCTAGGCCACAACGCTCAAATGCTTCCTCGACATAATCCGCTACATCTAATTCAAAGTTTTTACTTCCGCTTAGCGCCATTCTTCTTCTTCCGTTTTGGCTCTTTCTCTGGAGCGTAGAGGTTATCAAACACTTGATTTACGTCTAGCGTGTAGTCTAAGTCACTTTTTGAGTAGTGGATATGTTGAGATGGTTTGAAATCTGGAGCACCTTCACCCGCTTCAAACCAAGCAGGGTGTGTCACTCGGACTCGGTTGTTCGGGAGCGCAACGATGTTGCCCGTCCAGTTACCCGCGTCCAAAAGTTGCATAACGTGACTTTGCTTGTGTTGAGCAGGGTCATCGGCAATTTCATTCTCTGCATAGTCCACAGTGAATAAGTACCGTGCAGGAAAAAATTGTCCATCAATCTTCGCCATCCACGGACAAGGGGTGCAGCGATCCAACACATACACAGCGTGATGATAACTAGAGCAATCCCAAGGTTGTGCAGCCCACGTTGGCATCGGGTCAGGCCATCCTTCATACTCAAAGTCTCCCGCTAACGCAGTGATGGGCATCCTCGCCCACATGGCACCACCGTGTACGTTTTGTTCGTCTGGTTGTGTGTCTGCTCCGGTAAAAATTACTTGAAAAGACAAACAACGAGTCGGCATCGTTGTAACGGCGATCGCCATCGCATGTAAAAACTCACCATGATATTCCTCATGGTTGTGTGTGTACTCCCTCCGAACCCAACACTTAAAGTACGGAATATTCGATTGGAGATAGGCCAAGCTGCTTAACCGTAAAGGCCGATTTTGCGATTAGATGGCTTGCGTACACCTTGCTTCTTTACGCTTCCACCCTTTTGCATCCCTGGTGGTACTTTCTTAATAGAGCCACCTTTCATCATACCGCCGGGCTTTTTGACCGTGCCACCCTTCATCATGCCACCCGGTTTTTTCACCGTGCCGCCTTTCATCATACCGCCAGGCTTTTTCTTTTTGATCGAGCCGCCTTTCATCATACCGCCCGGTTTTTTAGTCATGGCCCCTTTCGTAGCCATTTTGCCGCCTTTGTGTCCCGCCATAACGATGCCTCCATCTTTTGCGAAAGTTTTTACGTTTGTTGGCTTACCACCAACCCCTTGTTTTTTGGCTCGCTTTCTACGAACCGCCGATGCAATTTGTTTATCGGTCATCCTAGCAGCTTTCGCCGCTGGGACGCATTTAGGATATTTTCTTTTCCGATCTTTTTCTAATTTGGATCTGCCGCATTTAGCGAAGCCCCCACCTTTTTTGGGTGCGCCAATGTCAACCCAATCCTGTTTGAACCACTCTGTAAGACCGCCTTTATGCTTTGCCATGCTGCTTCCTGATCGCGTCTTTGCCTTTTTTAAATACGTTAGCGATGCCGGTTTTACCCATGACTTTTGCTCGTTGCTCACCCACCGTGAGGATTTGTATTTTACGAGCGAATGGCTTGTCGATCCTTTTCACCTTTCTAACGGTAGCATCTGCGTCCTTCATAGTCGCAAACTTAATACTAACGGTGTCTTTCGGGTTTTCATCAGTGTACAACCGCCGGCCGGACCCTTTCGGTTTTTTCCCGGTACCAACCTTTGGATCTCGTTTCTTCATCAGCTACGAGGAACTCTAGTTTTGCGTTGTCTATTAGGCATGATGGCGCCGCAACCCCGAGCCTGGATAGATACAGAACCACCTTGATTCATGTTCTTAGCCATGCTCTTGGCGATGGCAGTGCCTCTCGCTCTTTCGTACTT